ATGTCTTTCGTCGTGGCGGGAGATGCTCCCCTGGTACTCGCTGATCTCGTTAAGTTACTTGGTGCAGCTTTCAGCTACACCTATCTTGACGTGATAGCGGGAGCTCGGGAGACTACTTGGGCTTCGAAGCTCCTTGCTGGATCTCCGCAGCTTAAGTGAAAGCACAAGAGGTCGTTGTTACGACCTCGGACGGTCGTCGTCGATTTTTGATCGACGACGACTTTTGTGCTTCGTCCGGTGTGTCGGCGCCCAACCACGAGACTGTCAAAGTCTTCGTGTGTGCGTGGCTGGCACTCCTCTCGGATAGCCCACTTGAAACCGAACACGGACCTAAGCCCGAAAGCCTCTATCGAGGCTTTGTTAAAGAGCTTAGGATTGACGGATTTAAAGCCGTCGTTGTCCGGTACTCGAATCTAGCCCATAGGCTGGCCTCACAGGCCCACCTGTTTGGGACCTCGTCTTTCAATGACGAGTTTATCGGTGACTTTAAAGACACTCCCGTTTTTAGGGAGTATCACCAATACTTTAGATCCGAGGATCCTTCTCTCTTCCAGTATCTTTATACGTTTCTTACTTTTGGTAAGAAACTACCGTATGAGGATGCTGAATTTGAGACAACCGCCTTTCGCGGCTGGATGGATCTCGAGAATGAGCTGTCCACATGGTCTTATGACGAGTGGGACATTAAAATCTTGAAAAAGATTCTTAGTGCCCTGCTACCTCCCTTAACTCTAGACGGTTTCTACCCGAAGTTTGGGCCGAAGGCCGTGAGTGAGCGGAAGGTGGTAACTCGTATTGATAAGGTTGAAGCCTTTAAATACGATCCCATCATTAATCGCCATATCCTGGGTGGTTTGTTAGGCCACTACGGACATGGTGAAGATCATGGTCTATCTCCGGCAAGGGCAATCCCAATCGCCTCTGCATGGAGCAAGAGAGAGGTAACTAGCTCTCGTACGGCCCGACTCCGCTTTGTGCCGAAGGATCTTAAAACATCAAGGTCCATTTGCATGGAACCTAATGTTCTACAGTTCTTTCAGCAGGGAGTCTGGGACCGTATTGAAGATACCCTAACTAGTTCACCCTACTCGGGGTGGATCAAGTTTCGCGATCAAACGTTTAACGCTTCATTGGCAGAGTACGGTAGTTTTACCGGAGAGATCGATACTATCGACCTCTCTTCTGCTTCTGATTGCGTCACGTTGCCTTTGATTAAGGGTATTTTTCCTAATCGTTGGCAGATTGCGATGCGAGCAACTAGATCTGACTCATGCTTCCTCCCTGACGGGAGAGTGCATAAGTTAATCAAATTTGCTCCTATGGGTTCTGCATTATGCTTTCCGACGCAGAGTATTATTTTTGCGTCAGTCTGTGTTTATGCAGCGCTAGTTCATCGGCAACAAGTCACCGGCATAGACCTCTTCGAGCTGGTAGATGATGCTCTCGTGAGAGAGACGGCCGCGTTATTCAGCAAAAACACTGACAAGCGCGACTTCTACCATCCTTTAGGGGTCTATGGTGACGATATCTGTGTAGACTGGCGTCTTACAGATGTCGTTATGAACATCCTCCTCCGCTTAGGATTCCGTGTTAATCACGGGAAGTCCTTCATGGGCTCTCAAGCTTTTCGAGAGTCCTGTGGGGCCTTCTTCCTAAGTGGACATAGAGTCGACCCGATGTACTATCGGGTCAAGTACGGGCCTCTGCATGATGCAGAGTCCGTAGCCTCTATGATATCACTCATCAATGAATGCTGGGATAGGAAGTACGTGAAACTGCGTTACTTCTTAATTCAGCACGTGCTCCACAATAAGATTAAGGGAATTCGCCTTACGGCGAAGAACCCCATCCTTTTTGTGGATCAGGACTCTGAGGCATTCGGTATAAAAACCGACTATCCCTTTAATCATCATCTGATGATTAGAGAGAATAGAGCTTACCAGAGGACTGAGTTGAAGAGTATAGGGATCTCACATGAGTGGTGTGTACGCGACACAAAGTGTGTCACAGATAACTACTCGTATATGAGATGGATGTCCAGTAGACGTCATGTGTCTTCAACACCCGTTGAGGGTGTACATGGCGTCCACACGGGCGGTGCCCGAGTAGTCTGGAGATGGACCCCAGACTACTAAGTAACCTAACGCGAGGGGATCCGCTAGTAATAGCGGTACGCTAGGAAACTAGCCTATCTTTCCTGCATTGCAGGGGCAATCTAAAAGATTGCC